TGCACACTGGCTGAACTGGAACAGCGCTGCGAGAAGATGGCAAAGCTGCCGCCTACACAGCAGATTAAGACCGTAGATCGCATGGGATGGCGGTTTGTGCTGCTGAAAGATATCTACGGCAACGCGTTCCCGCAGTGCTTTGCACCGCTGAGCGGTGAACTGGAATACATGCAGGGATGAGAAAAGCCGCTGACGGACGGCAATCCGAACAGCGGCAAAGAAAAATAGGTTTACGGTGATTATAGCACCGGAGAGGAGAAAAAGCAAGATGTTGAAGGAAACACTGCGCAAGCTGATGGACCTTAGCTTGGAGGAAAAGCCGGAAGGCAAGATCACCGAGGTGAAGATCGGTAACACTACCTGCTCGGTATGGGTCATGAGCAAAAGTGCAAACGGAACGTATCAGGTTGCCCGTCGCTTTTACCGCTACAAGAGCACCGAAGAAAACGTATGGTACGAGGGACTGAAAGAAGTACCCGAAGCCGAGGTTATCCGGGCGATGGAGGCGGTAAACAATGCGTGATACATTGACCGGATGCCCCGAGCGGGCGTTAGAGCCGCCGGAGAGGGCAGACCAGGAGCGGCTTAACCGGTTGCAGGATATGCGGGAAGCCGAGACTGCTATTGGCTTGTATCTGGAAGATTACACGGATTTGTTTCCGCAGGAAATCAAGAGCTTTCTCGATGATTTGAGAATGGCGGTTTGTGACTTTGAGCAGGAGGATGAAGAATGAGTGACAATCTGACGCTGTATAATGCGCTGCGCACAGTGCCGCAGACAGCCAAAAAGGAGATTCAGGCCGGAAAACTGAAAGGTTTTACCGACATTAACCCCATGTGGCGAATTAAGGCGCTGACGGAGCAATTCGGGCCGTGCGGCATGGGCTGGAAAACCGAGATTGTCAAACAGTGGCTTGAAACGCATGACGGCGTTGTGTGTGCATTCTGCAATATCAATCTGTTTGTCAAGGTGGAAGGCGAATGGTCTGACGCTATTCCGGGCACGGGCGGCAGTCAGTTTGTTTCGCAGACCAGAAACGGCCCGCAGGTATCAGACGAATGCTGGAAGATGGCATATACTGACGCTATCTCGGTTGCTGCAAAGATGCTCGGCGTTGGCGCAGATGTATACTGGAACGATGATAGCGTGCGAGAAGATCAGACTAAGTATTCTGGAGAAGCCGAGCGGGCAGGTACGGATAAGCTGATTAAACGCGATTGTCAGGCATTTGCGCACAGGCTACAACAGGTCTACGGCAATGACAAGGCACAAGAACACCTTATGCGACTTACCGGCTGCCATACTACGTCCGAGGTAACGTATGACGAATATCATTTTGCGCTTAAAAAAATCGAGCGGGAGCTGGCGCTGCAAAAGCCGCCAGAAGATGTGATTGGTGAGGTGGAAACAACCACCATTAAGAAGATTGCAAAAGCGCTGGGCGCAACCACGAAAAAGCAGTTTGAAGAAACCATCGGTTTTCCGCTGGATGATCTTCCGAAACTGAAAATGAATGATTTCGGCGCATTGATGGTAGAGCTGAACAAGAAGATGGACGATAAAGACCATCAGAAGGCAATGGAGGCTATGCCATGACGCATGAGTTTGATCATGCGCAGGTAATACACAACGATCTCGGAAATTGGTTGTGTATTCACATCAGCAATGCACCTATGGCACGAGTTGAGTGCGAAAAACTCAAAGATGGTAAGGTGTATACCGCCAAGATCGCGCCTAAGCAGGAAAGACGAGACCTTGACGCAAATGCGATGTACTGGGCGCTGTGCGGAAAACTGGCTAAGGCCATGAGTGAACCACCGGAGTGCATTTACAGACGACATATCAAAGATATTGGAAACTACGAAGTGCTGTGTATGCAGACACGGGCAGTAGCGAGTTTCGGTCAAAAGTGGACGAGCAACCATATTGGAAGATTTATTGAAACCAGAGTATCGAAAATCAACGGTTGCACAACAGTGCTTGCGTATTATGGTTCAAGCGATTTTGACAAGCGGCAAATGTCACAGTTGATTGACAACTGCATTCAGGATTGCAAAAACGCCGGAGTGGAAACCGCGTCACCAAGCCTGTTAAGCGAGTTGAAAGACGAGTGGGAGACCGGAAGAAAGGAACGCTGCGTATGAGGTTTACGACATACAAACGATTTGTACCAGCGGACTGGAAAATAGGCTATCGCTTCGCCTGCTGGGCACGAAATCACAGCGGATGGGCGAAGATGAAGAAGGACTACAGACGAAGGGCAAAGCGCAGGTTGGAACGCGCGGCGAGAAAGGACATGGAAGAATGAGACGGCAGACCAAGTTTACCGGCATTAGCCCGGCGGTATGGCGCGAATGCTGGGAGAGGGACGGCGGCATTTGCCGCCACTGCGGGAAAGGCGGCGTGTTACAGGCGGCGCATTACGTCAGCAGAGCACGCGGAGGCATGGGCATTCCGACGAATTTAGTCATGCTGTGCCCGGAGTGCCATCGGGAGATGGACCAGGGCGACGGCAAGGAAATCAAGCGGGAAATGCGGGAGTACCTGCAAAGCCTCTACCCACTGTGGGATGAGGAAAACCAGAAGTATACCAAGGAGACAGGGAGATGAAAGTTGATTTAGAAAAATATCGGGAATACATCGAGACCCGAATTGCAGAAGGCGCGAGCTTGCGAATGCTTGAGGACGAGATCGGAATTGAACGAAAAAAGCTCTCAAGAGAGATGAAAAAAGCAGGCATGCGTGTTCCCACGAGAATTGAGAGCGTGAAGTTTCTGTGGAAAAATCATAAACATCCGAACATCGGGAAAACGGGGAGCTTGTGTCCGTCATATGGACGCAAGATGTCAGACGAAACCAAACAGAAGCTGCGAGATGCGATGTCCGGGGATAAAAATTATCACTGGTCAGGAGGAAGGAAGAAACATTCGGGCGGATACATTCTCATATATCGGCCGAACAGCCATTTGGCGGATAAACATGGTTTTGTGCTGGAACACAGACTTGTTGCTGAGCAGAAATATGGAAGAAATCTAAAATCTTCTGATATTGTGCATCACATTGACGGAAATAAAACAAACAACAATCCGGAAAACATTGTTGTACTGACAAGGGCAGAGCATGCAAAACTGCACAACAATTTGAAAAATTACAACCAATGGAGGAATACAAGTGCTTAACAAGATTGTTTTACAAGGCAGATTGACTGATGATCTCGAATTACGGCACACGCAGTCGGGTACTGCTGTGTCAGGCGGAACGCTCGCAGTACAACGCAGCCGAAAGAATAACAACGGGGAATATCAGAGCGACTTTTGCTCTATCGTGTTGTGGGGCAAGCTGGCGGAGCACGCAAGCACATGGTTCCACAAGGGCGATATGTGCATTGTTTCCGGCCGTTTGGAAAGCCGCGACTGGCAGGACAAGAACGGCAATAAGCGCCGCTCGTGGGAAGTGCAGTGCGAAAGCATCGACTTCTGCGGAGGCAAGAACGAGGGCAAGCCGAAGGAGAACAGCGATTTTGCGGATATGCCGGAGGAAGATTCGGACGTTCCGTTCTGAGGTGATGGGGAATGAACGGGCACATTAAGCTGCACCGTGCGCTTACGGAGTGGGGATGGTACAAAGACCTCCCCACCTGTAAACTGTGGCTGCATGTCCTGCTGAGAGCTAATTACAAGGATTGTGAGTGGCAGGGCATAGAGATTCCACGCGGTGCGTTTGCGACCAGTTACGCGGCACTCTCGGCGGAAAGCGGACTGTCTGTGCAACAGGTACGGACGGCGCTCGGTAAACTGAAAAAGACCGGCGAAATCACGGTGGAAACCAATCGGCACTATACAGTTATCACGGTCAGCAAGTACGACGAGTACCAGAGCACCGAACGCGACGAAGTGACGACACCGGCAAAATGTTCGCCGAAGCCTAAACCGAAGCCCAAAGTCCAAGAAGCCGATAAGAAACTCGACCTAACAGAACGATTCTCGGAGCCGGTATGTTCGGCGGTTCAAGATTGGATTAGATACAAGAAGGAGCGCAGGGATGCATACGAGCCAACTGGTCTCAGAAACCTTCTCACGATGATAGAGAACCGCGTAAAGCAGCACGGAGAACAGGCAGTAGCCGAGGTTATCCGGCTGAGTATGTCGCAAGGTTGGAAGGGTATCATTTGGGACAGAATCGGAGACAAGCCGAAGAAACCCAAAGCAGATACGCCGATGTTTGACGGTGCGCCCGCCGCCCACGACTGGGAAAACGAGTGGGCGGCACGAGTGAAAGCCAGCAGAGGTGAAGGATGAAATTTGTAATCAAAGGCCCGCTGCCGGGACTGAATGAGTTGATCGAGGCGGAGAGACGACACCGGCAGGAGGGGGCGCGGCTGAAAAAGCAGTGCGAAACCGTTGTGATGCACGCGGCAAGACAGCTCGGTGGTGCGGAGTTTGAAGAACCGGTGTACATGATTTATCGCTGGTACGAGAAAGACCGGCGGAGGGATAAGGATAATATTTGCGCGTTCGGGCGCAAGGTTATTCAGGATGCGCTTGTTAAGGCGCGGTATCTCAAGAATGACGGTTGGAAAAACATCGCGGGGTTTGAAGATCACTTTTATGTAGATTCAAAAAATCCGCGGGTGGAGATCGAGATTATTGGGAGGGACGAAGAATGAAGGAGCTGAAATGCGAGCTGTTCAACGACAATTTCCAGAATTACAAGCGGTACGGCATCCCGAAAGCGCAGCTTGTTATTGCGGATATTCCGTATAACATCGGCGCGGACGCTTACGGGAGCAACCCGATGTGGTATGTTGGCGGAGATAACAAGAACGGCGAGAGCAAGAAGGCAAAGAGCAGCTTCTTTCGGACTGACGGATATTTCAAGATTGCAGAGTATATGCACTTCTGCAACCGGCTGTTGAAGAAAGAACCAAAGGAACGCAACACTGCACCGGCGATGATCGTATTCTGCGCGTTCGACCAGATGCAGACGGTGATGGAGTATGGAAAGAGATATGGATTTAAGAATAGCTATCCGCTGTTTTTCACGAAGCCGTATTCCGCACAGGTGCTTAAAGCGAATATGCGGATTGTAGGCGCAACTGAGTTTGCGGTTGTACTGTACCGGGACAAGCTGCCGAAGTTCAACAACGGCAGACAGTATGACGAGAACGGCAAGGTTGTTCGCGGAAGCGGCAAGATGGTGTTTGACCATATCGACTGGGAACGCGATGGCAGAGAAGTGCCAAAGCTACACCCGACACAGAAGCCGGTGAAGCTGCTGAAAAAGCTGATTGAGATTTTCACAGACCCGGGCGATGTGGTGATTGACCCATGCGCCGGAAGCGGTTCGACACTCAGAGCGGCGCGGGAGCTGGGGCGCGATAGTTACGGATTTGAAATCTGCAAGGAGTTTTACCACGATGCGGTGGAAAAGATGCTGAAAGAGCCGGAAACGGTACAGATTGGATTGGAAGGTGTGGTGTGAATGGTTGACGAAGCAGTTTTGAACGCTGCACCGGAGAATGAGGTGCAGCAGGCATGAAAGTTCTAATTGCCTGCGAGGAATCGCAGATTGTATGAAAGGCGTTCCGGGCGGGAAGGAGAGTAAAAACATGAAACCTTTGTATATTCCGAAAGGAAAAGCCAAGGAATACGGCGATTACGCCGTCAATATCTACACCGGCTGTCCCCACAGGTGCTACTACTGTTTCGCACCGAATGTGCTGCACCGGGATCGTGAGACCTTTCACACCATCGTAGCACCCCGCCCTGGGCTGGTGGAGGCGCTGAAGCGGCAGCTGGAGAAAGAGCAGGTCAAGGGACAGCTTATCCACCTCTGCTTCGTCTGTGACCCGTACCCCACTGGATACGACACTTCCGCCACTAGGGCCGTCATCAAAGTCATCAAAGAGAGCGGGAACCATGTTCAGATTCTCACAAAGGGTGATGGGAGCCGAGACTTTGACCTGCTGGACAAAAATGACTGGTACGGAATCACCTACGATGGCTCCGATATTGGCCCCTATGCCCCATCTGATCGGCTGATTGCCCTCTACTCTGCGAAACAATGCGGTATCAGCACATGGGTTTCCTGTGAGCCGGTGTTGAACCCTCATGGGGTTATAGAAATGCTTTCGGAATGTCACGATATTATCGACAAGGTAAAAATCGGGAAACTGAACTACCATCCGAGCAATATCGACTGGAAGCAGTTCGGGCAGGATGTGGAACAGCTCTGCCAGCGGCTTTGGCTTGACTACTACATCAAGGATTCGCTGCGAAAAGAAATGGAGGGATGAAAAATGTGCGAAATCAAATTGAAGCCCTGCCGTTTTGTGGGGGGGGGGGGTAAAGTTAGCCTTAACTTGCGGAAATTGCAAGTGGTACGAGCCGTTTTGCGGTGTCTGCTGCAACGGTGACAGCGAGCACCGGGCGGATTTTCGGTTGGAAGATGAGACGTGCGAGGAATGGGAGGAACAGAATGACGCATGATTGCAGCGGTTGCGACTATATGAAGTCGCTTGAAGATAATTCCGGAAGAACGATATATTTCTGTATGTTTGATCAGAGTCCGTTCTATTCGGCGGAAACTGGAATTTGCGGCGGCTGTGAATTGGACGATTATGCAGAGGAAATTTATCGGAGAAGCGAGGAATGGGAGGAAAACGATGGATGATATTACGTACATGGATTGCTGGCTCTATATAGCGCCTTTAATTCCCATTAAGGCCGATACGTATTCGAAGGACGTGTATGTGATGACTTTTCGAGCGCTGAAAGAAGCGGAAGAAAGAAGGGTGAAGGAAAACGATGTGGAGTGAAAACTGTAATTGGGCAAACAGGACAAAGGAAATTTGCCCATTCTCGCTGGCAGACAAGGATAAAAGATTTTCTGCCGAGTGTGTGCACGAGAACTGCGCGTGGTATTCCACAGAACGCGGAGAATGCGCCGTAAAGGTTATTGCGACGAGATAGGAGGGAAACACCATGTACGATAGCTTTATTGAGATTTGGGAGGGTTAGGAATGGCTGAATATATTGAGCGTGAAGCAGCGGAAGATGCCGCCGGAGAAGCGTATCTAAAGGGGCTTAATCCGGTATGGGCTGTACGTGACGTTCCCACTGCAGATGTTGTGCCAGTGGTGCGGTGTAAGGAATGCAAGTATCTTGTTAACGCGGCGGTTAACGATAACGGTTTTCTCATTTGCGATATCAGCGATATGGAGATTACACCGAACGATTTTTGCAGCTACGGCGAGAGAAAGAACGGAGGTGCTAACAATGGCTGAACTGAAACCTTGCCCGTTCTGCGGGAGCAACAGAATCTCGGTGGAATACCTATATTTTAGACCTTATATCATTTGCGAGAAGTGTCACGCACAAATCCCTTGCTATAACACCCATCCAAAGGCAAAAGAAGCGTGGAACAGGAGGGCTGACAATGACTGAATTAAAACCTTGTCCGTTCTGCGGGGGAGAGGCATCCGCTTCTTGTGAACGCAAAGCGAACTATCTGTATATGGTGAGTATGCCTATTTTCACCATCGAATGTCGTGTCGGTTGTGAAAAATGCGGAATTTATTTTCGGCAGAACAGTGTAATTTCACGAGCAGAATATATAGCACCTGTTACCAACAGGGATAGATACGAAGAAGCTGCTGAAGCATGGAACAGGAGGGCGGACAATGGATCGAATTAACAATGAGGTATTTGACAGGCCAATTAAACCGGTGGCGGCGCGTGCCCTTATCGCAACGGTACGAGATATCGCACCGTATCTCACGATTGGTGAGTGTTGTTCGATTGTAGCGGTCGTGCAAAACGCTATTAAGCGTATGAAACTGGAGAATAAAAAAGAATGACCGAAGAACAAAAGAACTGTCCCTATTGCCGTACAGACGCAAAATGTTTAGGCGACTTTATAATTCACAGGAATTTTTATGACAATAGTTATGAATTAGTTGCTATGGCTGAATGTAGACCCAGCAAAATCAACTATTGTTTTATGTGCGGCCGTAAGCTATCACTAAAAGATGAGATGGAGGTAGAAGATGATGAATAAATGCGAGATTTGCGGCTCAAAGCTGAAACATGGCACCGGTAACGCAATCTGCATTACTGTATGCAGCATGATCAACCATTCGACGAGCATTTCCAATATGTCGTACTGCGACGATTGCTTTAAGCGCATTGTGTACAAGCCGCTGCGAGAACTGGATGACAAGGCGCGGATGAATATTGTGTTTGATGGAATCGAGGAGGCAGAATAATGAAATACCGCAAAAAGCCTGTTGTGGTTGAAGCTATCCGGTGGACAGGCAAGAACCAGACGGAAATCGACAAGTTTTGTGGAATGAATGTCGTGTGGAGTGAGAACAAGAAAATGTTCCTTGTTTTAACTCTTGAGGGAACTATGCAGGCATCTGCTGGCGACTACATCATCAAGGGTGTAAACGGCGAGTTCTACCCCTGCAAGCCGGATGTGTTCGCAAAGACATATGAGAGGGTGGAAGATAATGACGATTGATGAAGCTATCAAGGTTGTAGACGCGATTACGGAAAATGCATTTGAAATCTGGAAATTGAATACAACAGAGTTTCGGGAGTTCCACGCGATGTGCGCGGACGCGCTGCGGCTGATGAAGAGGACGATCTATAAACCGAAGGGCGAGAACGCTGCGCCGGACACATGGCAGGAGCGCATGAAGCGCGAGTACCACGAGACGAAGGAACGCTATGAAAAGCTGAATCGGCTACTTGTTAAGCACGCGGCGGGCACGCTTGATTTTACGCTGAAATGCCCTATCGAGCTGCTAAAAGCACAGCGTGAGCACATGTCTGACTATCTGTATACGTTGGAAATCCGTGCGGAGATTGAGGGAGTGAACCTGTATGATTGACCTGCACAAGCTGGACAAGTTCCGGCTGAAAGACAGAGAACGCGAGTTTTACGGATGCACCGGCGACAGCGGAAACGGTGTTTTCAAGGTGTATGTCGGCGGCAAGTCGTTCCGGGTGATCGCAAGCAACGGCATGGGATGGGAGCACGTTAGCGTTTCGCCCGGCTCTGCACAGCGCAAGTGCTGCCCGACGTGGGACGAGATGTGCGCGATTAAGGATATGTTTTTCGGCGAGGACGAGCGCGTTATGCAATTCCACCCGCCTAAGTCGGAGTATATAAACAACCATCCGTACTGCCTGCACCTGTGGAGACCGGTAGATACGGAGATTCCGCACCCGCCGATGATTTGTGTTTGAGGTGATACGGTGGATTTTGAAGAAATTGCGTTCCGCGTATTGATCGGAATGCTGTTGGTGTTTACAGGCTGCACGTTGGCAGCACTGGCGATTATGCTGCTTAAAGCAGCGTTAGGAGGATTCGCATGACGGCTAAGTACATCAAGATGGGCGTGGAGGAATGGTACACCGAGGTTTACAAGTGTATATCTTGCGGTGCGGATACGATGATGATGAACAACGAAAGGTATCGACAGCCGCGATTCTGCGCAAATTGCGGAGCGGCGTTTACGCAGGAGGAAAACGATGAACGCAGTAAGTGAAGACGTAAAGCTGCTCGTGGAAAAGGAACTGGAAGCTGCAAATGAGCGGTTCTCGCAGTTTCACTCGGAGCACGAGGGTTGGGCAGTAATGCAAGAAGAAGCCGAGGAACTGCAAGAAGAATGCGCCAGTATCGAGATGGCGATGGAGCAGCTCTGGCACCGTATCCGTGACGGTATCCCGACGGCGCAGCATGTGGCTCTCGTTGAACAGTACGCCGAAGCGGCGGCTTGCGAGGCAATTCAGGTGGCGGCGATGGCGAGAAAGTACCTTGATATGTTGGAGCGGATGGACGAGTGAAGCGGTATAGCGCGGAGATGCGACAGTATCTGGACGAGATGCGGCGGTATGAAAATTGGAGATACGGAAATGGCGAAGAAAAAGAAAGTCAACCCATACCGAATACCGGCGACGCAGGGTGACATAGAAAAAGCCAAACGAGACGCAACGAACACGGCGGTTGCGTCTACATGGGCAATTATGTTTAGCGTTCTACGAGATAAAGAAGGGTACGACTATGCCAAATTACGTCGGATATGGGATGAAACAAACTACCTCGCAGACAGTATCGCCCGAAAATACGTTAAAATCGACGATCTGATTGAAGAACTGCGGGAGAATGGAATAGCATTAGCATGAAAAAGAAAAGCGAATGCGCTGGGTGCGCATACTGGCGAGTACTGGGTACGAGCCAAGGGTCTAAGCTATGGGCGTGCCATTATTTGATCGACACGGGGAAATCGCGCGGATGTGAACCGGGTGTGGGTTGCGTCCGCAAGGCGGCGAGAATCAGCCGCCGTAGGCGATATACACAGCGCGGCATGGAGGAGGTAGTGGCACACGACGACTAAAGAATGGCTCAGACGAGGGATTGATCTGGAAAAATCAATCTCTGCGCTGGAAGAAGCACGAGTAAGGGCGTGGACACGGGCGACAAGCGCGACGGTGACGATCAAGGACACGCCGGGTGGCGGCGGTGACGTTACTGCAAACAAGGCTGATGCGTATCTTGCCCTGTCCGAGAAGATACAGAAGGAGCAAGAACGGCTTGCGCTGATTAAGGCTGAGATTATCAGCACCACGGCTAAGGTGCAGGATGCGGCACTGCGGGCGCTGCTGATCGAACATTATGTGAATGGTAGAACGTGGAGAGAGACCGCTGAAAAAATGAATTACAACGAAGTGCACGTTCGCGGAAAAATGCACGCACGGGCGTTGCGGGCAGTAGAACATATACGCACAGGCTGTGCATAACATTGTGGAAAACGGGCTACACAATACTACAAAGAATGGTGGTATAATGATATCGTGATAAAAGCCCTAAAGGGCGGAATCACGGAGTTTCGTTCCTCCGCTTTCAGCCCGCCGAAAGGCGGGTACACGCCCGAAAGCCTGCGTGAGGGCTGACGGGTGACAAGCCTTTCTGTTTAACCCCAAACACCTTTAAAGCGGTGGGGAGACCTGCCGCTGATCTGCTCCAAAGTCTGCATGAGGGCAGAGGAGCAAAACGCCTTTCGCGGAACGAAGGCATTGATTATCCTTTCTATATTCTTTCGGCGTGTCTTTTTGCGCGGCACGCCGATATGCTCCAAAGCCTGCATGAGGGTGACGGAGTAATAACATTTACGCTAAAATTGAGAATGTGTTGCGGTGTCTGCGGGCAACAGTCACCGCAAACATGCCCGGATGGCTGCGCGAGGCCGGACGGGTAACGTATGGAATCTTTTTAGCCAAGGGCAACATGGCGGAATTTTGGCAAGCCTTGCATGGTGGACAACGTGCAAGGCAATCTGTTCCCGAAGCTGCATGAGGCGGAGGGAGCACAACGCCTCCAACGAGGACGATAATATTATGACAGCTCGGAAAGACGAGCACTGTTTCCGAACAATGCTGGACTGCTGCAACAGTTCGGCAGAGTTTCGCGGGTGCTTGCAGGCACGCCGCAACCGGGGTCGCTCCCCGCTGTAACCTTACGAGGAAATCAGCCGGATTACAGACCGATAGCAACTGCGACACGACGGAGAGCAACGCCGAACAGCCCATAATGAGAGGGAGAGTGCTACTGGATAAGCACTCACACGGACTTAGTGAGCCGAGAGCAAAACACCAGTTTGCTAACAAAGTTACAAAGCCGATACGGCGCTTTCGGGTGGCTAAGTACACGCCACGAAAGAGCACCAGTCTGTTTATCTCTTGCAATAAACAACCTAATCATCAGGACGGAAACACAAGTAAACTTGCGAAAGTGAGGTTATTACCTTTCTGGATTTCATACAACCGTTCTGGACAGCGGCGCAAGCCTCGGTAAAAGCCCGACGTACAGACGCGACGATAGCGCCCATACCTCCCTGTGGAGGTATACCGGTTTGCATAGTGCTGAAAGCAGGCGCGAGTCCTGCAAAACCGAAACAGTCGTAAATATGGTAAACCCCGCTCACCTTATGGCTTTGGTGAGCGGGGTTTGCTATGCTATTTAGAAAATACTCTGACGCGGGTGCGTGAGCCGGGCGGTGAAAAGACCTATTAAAACTGGCGATCTGAAATTCGCGCGGATTGGGAAAGGGTCAAAGGAATATTTAGGCAGAACTATAGGAGACTAACTAAACACGAAAAGGATTATCTGAAAAGATAGTCCTTTTCGTTGCATAAATAAAAGGAGGTGAACTGCATGAAGGCAATCAGAAGAGCAGCACGATCTATCGGAACTCGCGTCCGTAACTTTGTTTCGGGTCGTCGGGAAGCAGGCGCTTCCCGCGCGCGGTCGTCCTCGGCCTGATGAAAAAACACTCAAAAGTACGCCGACTGGGAATAGCGTCCCAGCCGGTTTTCTTTTGGGAAAGGGAGGGAAAAGTAAATGCCAAGAGGCAGACCAAAGAAACAAATCGACCTTGAAGCGGTGCGCGAGCTGGCAAGCGAGGGCAACACGCAAGAGGAAATCGCAAGAGCATTAGGCTTCGCGCGTGCGACCTTTGCGAATCGCAAGGATGTGACCGAAGCATATTATAAAGGCATGGCCGAAATGAAGCTGAGCCTGCGACACTGGCAGTTTAACGCTGCTCGTGGCGGTAACATCCAGATGCTTATCTGGTTGGGCAAGCAGTACCTCGGACAGCGCGACGCAGTAGAGGAAAAGATCGAAAGCGAAGGCGTGAAGGTGATTATTGATGTCTGAGTTGAAACTCTCGCAGATCATCGGACCGGCATTTTACGCCGTTGCGCACGATGTGTTTGAGCATGGTCACACACATTACGATGAGAGCGGCGGCCGTGGCTCGCTGAAATCGTCGTTTGTGTCGATTGTCGTTCCGCTGCTGCTTATCCACAACCCCGGAACGCATGCGCTTGTGTTACGCAAGGTTGCAAACACCATCCGCGATAGTGTATACGCACAGTATGTATGGGCAATTGGTGAGCTGGGCATGGCTGACTACTGGGACGCGAAAGTATCGCCGATGGAGCTGATATATCGCCCGACCGGACAGAAAATCATGTTTCGCGGCGCTGATGACCCGATGAAAATCAAGTCAATCAAGGTTCCGTTTGGTTATATTGCTGTTACGCATTTCGAGGAGAAAGACCAGTTCGCAGGACGCGCGGAAATCCGAACGATCTTGCAGTCTACAATGCGCGGCGGTGATAAGTATTGGAACTTTGAGAGTTATAACCCTCCGATCAGCCGCGACAACTGGGCGAACAAGGACAGTTTAGAAGAACGCCCTGACCGTCTCTGCCACCGCAGCACGTACCTTGAAGCGCCGCGCGAGTGGTTAGGCGATCAGTTTATTTATGAGGCGGAGCACCTAAAACTGACGAACGAGCGAGCGTATCAGCATGAATACCTCGGCATTCCGGTCGGCACGGGCGGCAACGTCTTTGAAAACCTTGAACTGCGAGAAATCACAGACGATGAGGTGGCAACGTTCGATCATATCTATCAAGGCGCTGACTGGGGATGGTTCCCCGACCCGTTCGCTTTTATCCGCGTTCACTACGACAGGGCGCGTGAGACGGTGTATTTTATCGATGAGATATACAAAAACAAGCTGAGTAACGAGGAAAGCGCCGGTATTATCATGGAGCGCGGCTATAATGATACGTTTATCACCTGCGACAGTGCAGAGCCAAAAAGCGTTGCAGACTACCGCGCTATGCGACTGCCTGCCAAAGAGGCCGTGAAGGGCCCCGGCAGTGTCGAGTACGGCATGAAGTGGCTACAGCGCAGGACACTTGTCATCGACCGCAAGCGAACGCCGCACGCCTATGATGAGTTTGTGAACTATGAGTATGAGCGCGACAAGGACGGCGAGATCATCAGCGGCTATCCAGATGAAAAGAACCATCTGATTGACGCCACGAGATACGCCCTTGAGCGCGTTTACAGAAGAATGGGAGTGATTGCTTGACGATCATTGAAAAACTGAAAGAGCTCGGCTATAACACAATCGCCCCCGAGTTTTACGGTAAGGTTGCGGAGTGGCGCAGCTGGTATGTGGGTGATGTGAAGTCATTCCACCATTACAAGGTGCGGAACTGCGGCCGAACCGTGCATTGCAAGCGATATACGCTCGGTATGGCCAAGAAGTTAGCCGAGGACTGGGCGAACCTACTCATGAACGAAAAGGTGAAAATCACCTTGGAGGGCGAGAAAGAACAGGCGTTCATCGACCGCATCTTTGAAGAGAACAACTTCGAGGTAAAGGCGAACGAGATGCAGGAAATGAAGTCTGCGCTGGGTACGGTCGCATACATTCCGCGTGTTGTCGGTGCAGTGTCGGACGGCGAACAGCCTATTGTAGGCGCAGCAAACGGCATTCAGATTGATTATGTGACTGTAGAGCACATTTTCCCTCTGGCATGGCAGAACGGCGTTATCATGGAATGCGCGTTCGACAGCAGAACCACCGTGAAAGGCGAGGATTACTGCTATCTGCAAATCCACAAGCGAAATGAAATCGGCTTTTACGACATCGAAAACCGCATTTTCAAAATCACAAATGAAAGTTTGAATGAAGAAAGCCTTGCGAACGTGCCGGGGTTTGAGAAAATCCCTCCTGTTGTGCATACTGGTTCGAACAAACGGCAGTTTGTGATTGATCGTTTGAACATCGCGAACAACTTTGACTATTACATTCCGCTCGGAATTCCGGTCTATGCAAACGCGATTGACGTTCTGAAAGGCGTTGATATCGCATATGACAGCTATGTAAACGAGTTCCTGCTCGGTAAAAAGCGCATCATGGTAAAGCCGGCTGCGACGAACTACCTTGACGGCGAGCCGGTATTCGACCCGGACGAGCTCGCATATTATGTGCTGCCGGAGGATACGCAGGATGGCAATATCATTCAGCCGATTGATATGACGCTGAGAACCGGCGAGCACAACCGAGGCATTCAAGATCAGCTGAACCTACTGTCAACCAAGACAGGTTTCGGCGAGAGCTATTATCACTTCGACGGCGCAAGCGTTGCAACCGCCACGCAGGTAATCAGCGAAAACAGCACCATGTTCCGCACGATCAAGAAGCATGAAATCATCCTTGAGCAGGCACTTGTGGAGCTGTGCCGCATTATTCTGCGACTCGGAAATGATGCAATGAACGCCGGGCTGAATGAAGATGTGGAAATCAGCATTGACTTTGACGACAGCATCATCGAGGATAAGGGCACGGACTTCACGCGAGACATGCAGCTGCTTAACGCAGGCATTATGAACGACTGGGAATTTCGCGCTAAGTGGCTCAATGAAGATGATGAGACGGCGAAGAGGATGTTGCCTAAAGCGCAGGATATGACAGACGAGGGGGAAGATGAGATTGAATGAAGTATCCAATCACACCGGAATACCTCGACGCAGCACCCGAACCGATTGCGATTGCAATGCGAGAGCTCGAAAAGGACATCTTGCGCGAGATATGTTCACGCTTTAAGCTGACCGGCGAGCTGAACGAAGTCACCATAAACGACATTCGCGCGCTGCGTGCGCGTGGTCTGGATATGGAGACCATCGAACGAATGATTGCAAAGCACAGCAAAGAGACGCTGCCACAGGTGCAGGAAGCACTTGACCGTGTTGTTGAATACAACCAGAAGTATTACAACGAGCTTGCAAGCAAAGCGAGCGTTGCTGAACCGCTTTTCTGGGTGACGGCTGCGGATATTGCGCAGATACAGGAACAGACGCTTGACGGATATCGAAACATTACTCGTTCACTTGGCTTTGCAGCGCAGACAAACGGCAGAATCACATTCCAGCCAATCGCAAAGGCATATCAAGCAGCGTTAGACAAAGCAGAAGTGAAGGTACAGTCTGGAGCGTTTACGTTGCAGCAGGCGTTTGAGGACGCTGTGCGAGACCTCGCAGACAGCGGCATATACACCATTGACTACGCAAGCGGGCACCGTGACCACGCGGACGTTGCGGCGCGTAGAGCCGTTCTAACGGGCTTGAATCAGCTTACGGCAAAGTACGCGGAGAACGCCGCAGAAACGCTTGAAACTGAACTGTATGAGATTACAGCGCATAGGGGAGCACGCGACGTAAACAAACCGCACGTTTGGTCAAATCACAAGAAGTGGCAAGGCAAGGTTTACAGCACCAAGACCGGCGGCAAGTATCCCAGCATTTACGCGGTTTGTGGCCTGGGTGAAGTTGACGGCTTGGAAGGTGCGAACTGCCGACACCACAAGCACCCCTTTGTTGAGGGCGTTTCCGAGCGCGTTTACACCGACGAACAGCTTGAAAACATTGATAAACCACCGTTTGAGTTTGAGGGCGTTACTTATACAGCGTATGAAGCAACGCAAATGCAACGCAAGATTGAACGGACGGTGCGAAAGCTGGAGCGCCGTAGAATCGCCTACAATGCCGCAGGAATGGTAGACAAAGAACAACAAACATCTATCCGCATAAAGCGCTTGCGCAAAGAATACCGTAATTTCAGCCGTGCAGCGCAGCTTCCGACACAGGCAGAACGAATGAAAGTAATTGAATAAGAATGCGCTGCGCAAGCGGTGTTTTTTTATACCCAAATTGTCCGACAGGACGTTAAACAAGGAGATTATTTTATGGCTGACACTAACAATCAGGCACAGACCAACACCGGTGAGCCGGGCAACACTACTGCACAGCAGGAAAAGACATTCAGTCAGGCGGACGTAGATAAGATGATCCAGTCTCGCCTTGAGCGTGAACGGAAAAAAATGCCCAGCGAGGAAGAGCTGAACGCATTCCGCACGTGGAAAGACAGTCAGCAGACCGAGCAGGACAGAATGAACAACATCACCAAAGAGCGCGACACCGCCGTAAGCAACCTTTCGGCGGCGAACGCGAAGATCGAACAGCTCGAGCACGAAAGATACGTTTCGTCGAAGGGTTTCACCGGTGACGAGGCGGAATTTATCGCATTCAAGGCTGCGAAGATGGTAGATGACAAGACCACCTTTGAACAGGCTGTGGATGCAATCGCGCAGGAACGTCGGCCACGTACCTCGTTTGATTGGACTGCGCCTGTAGGCGATGGCAACCAGAAAAACGCCCCCAACGCGGCAATGAACGCGCTTATTCGTGGGGCAATCAAGTAAGAAAAGGAGCTTTTAACAATGGCAAATAACGTAATTGACCGCAATTCCCTTTCCGGTCTCATCCCGGAGCCGGTAACTCGTGAAATCCTTCAGGGCGCTGTTGCAGAGTCGGCAGTACTGCGTATGGCTCGCCGCCTGCCGAACATGACCAGCAAGACCCAGACCATGAACGTTCTGGATATGCTGCCGACCGCTTACTGGGTAAACGGCGAGGTTTCCGGCACTGGCGCGGCTGACTCCGCAGCGTACAAGCAGACTACCAAGATGGCATGGGACAAAAAGAAGATTTACGCCGAGGAAATCGCGGTAATCGTCCCCATCCCGGAGGCAGTTCTGGATGATGCGGATTACGACATCTGGGGTGAGGTTCGCCCGCGCCTGGTTGAGGCGTTCGGCAAGAAGATTGACGCTGCAATCCTGTTCGGTGCTGACAAGCCCGCAACGTGGCGTGATGGCGTTGTTCCGTCTGCAATCGCAGCAGGTAACGGCGTAGCGGCTTCCGCAAACGTATTCGGCGATATCATGGGCGAAAACGGTCTGATTGCAAAGGTTGAGCTTGACGGTTATAGCCCGAACGGCGTTGTATCCGCTGTACAGATGCGCGGCAAGCTGCGCGGCCTGGTGGACACCACCGGTCAGCCGATTTTTAAGACTGACATGCAGGGCGCGTCTCGCTATGCTCTGGACGGAATGGATATGTATTTCCCGAACAACGGCGCATTTGATCCGACTATTGCAAAGATGGTTGTAGGCGACTGGTCGCAGCTCGTTTATGCTATCCGTCAGGATATCACGTTCAAGATTTTCACCGAGGGCGTTATTCAGGACCCCGACACCAAGGCAATCCAGTACAACCTCATGCAGAACGACATGGTTGCACTGCGTGCTGTTATGCGTCTGGGCTGGGAGATTGCAAACCCGCTGACTGCTTACAACGAGGACATCGAGAATCCGTTCCCGTTCTCCGTTTACGGCAACGGCGGCAGTGTTTCTACCGTAGCCGTCAAGCCGTCTACCGCAAGCGTGGCAAAGGGCGGTTCTAAGCTGTTTACCGCGTCTGTAACCGGTGACGGCATTGTTTCTGACAATGTAACGTGGGCGGTTTCCGGCGGCGCAAAGGGCGGCACCAAGATTACGGCTGATGGCCTGCTGACCGTTGACAAGAACGAGAGCGCGTCCTCTCTGACCGTTACCGCAACTTCTCAGCAGGACGTAAGCAAGAATGGCACTTCTTCTGTAACTCTCGCCTAAAGGAGTAAAACATGGTAGAATACGCATTTTATAAAGCGACTTATCACGGCAATCAAATCACCGAGGACGATTTTCCACGTCTGGAAAGTCGCGCCGAAGCGTATCTTACCTATCTGACGCGCGGAAAGATTGATGATTCCGACGCAGCGAAAATGGCGTGCTGCGCGGTGGCGGAACAGTATCAGATCATTGATACGTCCCAAAACCGCGCGGCTTCTGCCGAGCAGGAAAAGCAAAGCGAAAGCGTCGGCTCGTGGTCGGTCAGCTATCGCAGTAGCGCAGAGATGGCACAGGATGCAAAGACGCAGCTACGCAGTGCAGCAGAAATGTATCTGGCGAACACCGGTATACTTTACCGTGGTGGGAGGTGTTGCAAATGCGATTACCTCACACTGTGACGCTGTTTCAGCCGTCCGGCAGAACCGTTTTAACCGGTGTGCTACTGGAAAGCACGAGAGGCACGGCAGTAACGAAGAACGCGCAGAACAGCGCTGATTCGGTCACTCTGCATATTCCTATTCCGTTCGATTTAATAGTTTCGCCGGAAAAGGATTATTTCGCGCGTGGTGAAGTCCCAGACGAAGGAAGTTACCAGAAATGCCGCGAAAAGCATGAAACATACCGCGTTACAAGCGTTTCGTTGTATGACTACGGCGGACTACAACATTTGGAGGTGGGTGGTCGATGATCCGATACTCTCTAAACATCAAACTGCCGGATAACGTACTAAGCAAGCGCGTAGAAAAGGCGAATGCATGGCTGGTAGAGGAGATCATAAAGGACACCGATCAGTTTGTTCCCGCGCGAACCGGAGCGCTGGCAATGAATGTGCACCGACAGGGGAATACCATCGTTTATGCGTCCCCGTATGCGCGGTTTCAGTATTACGGCAAGGTGATGATTGACCCGGCAACCGGCAGTACGTTTGCACCCAAGGGCACACGCAAGGCATTGACAGATCGAAACCTCAAATACAGCAAGGGAATGCACAAGAATGCGCGCTCTCACTGGTTCGAGGCAAGCAAGGCGTTGAATGAAACGCGCTGGATGGAAGGAGTGCGCAAGATTTTGACCGATGAGTGAGAAATTGAACACGGTAACAGCTCGTGAACAAGACGGTGTCTCACGGGCTGTTCTTTTGTGGCTGAAAGGCTATGCTCCCGAAATCGAGTTTGAATATCTCCCGCCGGAACGGTCAGGCATGATGCTTACCAGTGTGCAGAGCGCGTATAAAACCGCACAGTACATTGACGGCGGATATGCTGCACAGTACCCGTTCGGCGTGATGTATCGCGCCCTGCCGACCGACAGCGAGGAACGTCTCGACGTTGAATCATTGCTGAATGAGCTGGGAGCGTGGGCGGAAGAAAACCCGCCTGATCTCGGCGAGGGAATGACCGTCACATCTGTTGAGCGAACGACCCCTGCGGGGCTTATCGCTCGATACGAAGATTTAACCGAGGATTATCAAATCCTCTTAACCATTAACTATGAAGTTGAGGTGTAAAAATGGCAACTGAAAAGATTAAACGTCCTCTGATTGCGCACTTTCTGGATACTACCGAGAAGATGGGTGAGTATTCCGCTGCAAAGTGGGCACGAATCGGCAAGAACGTAACCGAAGCATCTACGGACTACGGCGCACAGACCGAGACCGAGCAGGACATTATTTCTGATTCTGCAACTACTGAGATTACCGGCTATCAGCCGACCATGAGCGTTTCTCAGCAGTGCACCAAGGGCGACGATGTGTTTGAGTTTATCGACAAGAAGCGTCGCGCTCGTGCTACTCTGGCAGATTCTCACGCATGGCTGCTGAATGTGGACATGTGGAATGCTACCAGCGACAGCGACACTGCGACTTATGTTGCAGAGGTGCAGGAAGTATCTGTACAGGTTGATACCTACGGCGGCGCAGGCGGCGAATCCCCGACGCTGGAATATACGCTGAACTATGTAGGCGACCCGATTCCGGGCACTGTTAAGATCACCGGCGGCGCACCGGTATTCACTGCGAACGTATCCGTATAAGGAGGTAACGAGGAATGGATAGTATCCGCGTAAACAGCGGCGTAAAGGTTATTGAAGTCAACGACAAGGGAGAGACGATCTCCCTTCCGCTGTCTGATGATAGCTTTGTCAAAGGCTTTTTCGACCTGCTGAATGAAATCAAAGACAAGGCAACAGCTATTTCCGAGAAGAAAGGCGACGTTCTGGACACTCTGGACGATATTGTGGCGTTTGACAAAGACGTTAGGGACAAAATCGACGCGCTGATTGGCGAAAATACTTGCGCGAAGGTGTTTGGTGCGGTGCTTCCGTCCTCCGACCAGTTCCTTGATTTCTTCGCACAGCTTACCCCCATCATTGACAGCCACGTTGAGAAACGTGCAGCAAACATGAGCAAGTACAGCGCGGAGCGTGTCGGCAGTGTTTAACATGCTGCTCGACCGCCTGCCAAGCTCTTACAAGGGGTATCTGATTCGCACGGATTACCGCATCGGTATTCAGATTTCCCTTGCGCTGGACGACCCGGATTTAAGCGATAACGACCGTGTATGGGTGGCGTTATCCTTGCTTTACGGAGCAGGGATGCCACCCATTGACATTGCACTGGAAGGTTTACAGTGGTTTGTTCGCTGCGGCGACGATAGAGAAATTGAACCCGGCGGTAAACGCATGATGTGGTTCGATTTCGACTCTGCGCGGTTGTACGCATCGTTCCGGCAGACGTTCGGCATTGAACTGCACAAGGTCAATCTGCACTGGTTTGAGTTTATGGCAATGATGGAAAGCCTCAACGAAGATTCTGCAATGTCTCATGCCCTGCAAATCAGAGGCACGGACACAAGCAAAATGAAGGGAAAACAGAAACAGGAATACGAACGTCTCAAACGTAATTTAACCCCTGCACCCGCACTTTCCGAGGAGGAAAAGGAAGCTATTGATGCTTTCTGGGCGCAGATCAATTAGAAAGGCGGTGAATAAATGGCGGATGGCTCTATCAGAATCGACGCTACTGTAAGCGACGAACAAGCGAAAAAGCAGATTGCACAAATGACGAAAGACATTGAAAAGCAATCAGCCGCCGTAGATAAACAAGCCGCAAAGGTACATAAACTTGCTGAACAGTGGAACAAGGTAGCTGCTGGCGGCACGAAGGGCATTAAAATGCAAGCCGACCTTGCAGCAACGGAGAAAGAAGCCGCACGTCTGGCTGCTCGGTTGGATGAAGTAAACGCTGAGATTGAAAAGGCTCAGAGCGATTACAACACCAAACTGAAACAGGCGGCAACGGGCGCAATCCCACAGGAGGAATTCTCGGAATCGGCGCAAAAGCTGAATTCGCTTGTTGCTGAATCGGATAAGTTGGGCGAAGCTCTGCGAAATGCAGATGATAAAGCGGCACAACTGAAACAACAGCTTGCCGAGATCAAGCAATCGTCCACGATGAGCAGCGCCGGTCAGAATGTACGGCAAAGCCTTGCCAATGAGACCACGCAGTTAGAGAACATGGAGGCCGGGCTGAAACAGTCCAAGTCGGAAATGAATGACTTCGTAAGTCAGACAAATTCCAAAATGGCTAAGCTGAAACGAGTTATTGCGGGTTTGGGCGCTGGCTTGAAAACGTCTGTCGGAAGTCTGCAAAATTCGCTCGGCGGCAAATTGGGCGCAGCGATTGACAAGCTCAAAGCCAAATTCTCCAATTTCGGACGTTCCAGCCAAAAGTCCATGAAGAAAGCCACGGGCGGCGTACAGTCGTTCGGTGTGCGTCTGCGATCTATCGTTGCGGGTGCGTTGTTCTTCAACTTGATTTCCAAAGCGCTTACGGCAATGGCTGACCGTTTGGGCAAGGCTCTGCTTGCGAACCAAACGTTTGCAAAGTCGTTTGGACAGGTGAAAAGTAACCTGCTGACGGCGTTTCAGCCTATCTATGAATCTATCATCCCATGGCTGAATAAGCTGATGCAGGCTCTTGCACAGGTAACGGCGCAGATGGCGCAGTTTATCGCGTCTGTGTTCGGTACGACCGCACAGCAGGCACAGGAAAATGCAAAGGAACTGAACAAGCAAACGGATGCACTGGATTCCACGGCATCGTCTGCGAAGAAAGCCGAAAAGGCTCTTGCATCGTTCGATACAGTCCAGAAATTAACCAATAACAGCAATAACACGACCGACCCGAGCGCACCTAAGTTTGATACGGATTATTCCGCAGTAAAAAATCAGACACCGCAATGGCTCACTGACTTCTGGAAAGTATTTCAGGATTCGTGGGCGCAGTACGGACAGCAGACTATTGAAAGCGCAAAGAACGCTCTTTCTGCGCTGAAAGACATGGTTTCCGCTATCGGTCAGTCGTTTATGGCAATCTGGACGAACGGAACCGGGCTTGAAACGCTCAACAATATTCAACTGCTGCTACAAACCATCTTCAATCTGATTGCCGCCATTGCAACGGCATTTACCAATGCGTGGAACACGAACAACACAGGCGAACAAATGCTGCAATCAATCATGAACTTGCTGAACACGATAATTCAGATTATCACATCTATTGGTCAGGCGTTCATTGCGGCATGGAACGATGGTAACGCGGGACAAATCATGTTGCAGGCTATCATGACAGCGATTACGAATGTTGTTAGCTTTGTAAATTCCATCGGTCAAGCGTTCATTGTTGCTTGGAATCAAGCCGGTTTGGGCGAAAGCATTATGGGACACATCATTTCCATCATCACGAACATTGCAAACGCAATCGGAAACATCGCACAGAGATTGCAAGAGGCGTGGGAGAAAAACAACACCGGAGTTGCAATTTGGACAGCAATTCTCGGAATTGTAGATTCCGTCCTTGGTTTTGTTGACAGAATCGCACAAGCCACGGCAAATTGGGCAGCACAGTTGAATTTCAGCCCGTTACTGGAATCCATCAAGACATTGCTCGAAGGCGTTAAAAACCTTACAGATACATTAGGAGAAGCACTTGGAGAGATATACCAAGATATTATCCTTCCTCTCCTGACGTGGGTTATCCAAACGGGTCTGCCAAGTGTTATAACTCTTCTCGGCTCTCTGGCAAACTTTATTGCGAACAACAAAGTCTTGGTAAAAAGCTTAATTGAAGCTGTAACGCTTTTTGTCGCCGCGTGGAAACTTACTGGCATTATTGCGGCTGTTGCAAAGCTGGTATCTACGATCAACCCGTTGGCTGCTGCTCTTGGTCTTGTGGTTACGTTGACGCTTGCTGTTATGAATGCTTGGAGCAACCTTACCACCCTTGAGCGTGTTACAACAATTATCTATGGTGTTGTTGCTGCGGTAGCCGCTTTGGCGGTCGCTCTTGGCGCGATCACGGGTCCAGCGGGAGCGATTGCGGCGGCGGCTTCGATTGCCGTCGGCCTAGGCATGGTAGCCCTAAATACCAGTAAAGCGAACAAGCGTTCTTCCTCCGGTACGCGTGCTTATAGCGAAGATTTTTCACGTCCGGTTGCATTTTCTCTGGATTCGGTTCCGCACTTGGCAAACGGCGCGGTTATCAGTCCGAACAGTGAATTTCTCGCGCTGCTGGGCGATCAGAAAAGCGGCGTGAACGTGGAAACCCCGCTGTCTACCATGATTGATGCGTTTAACGCGGCACTGGATGCACGCGGCGGCACCGGCAACAGTAGTCAGCCTATCGAGCTGTACATCGACGGCGCGAAGTTTGCACGCATTACCGGTCCATACAACAGCGGCGAAACGCGGCGGCGCGGCGTGAGCCTTGTAACAGGAGGTGCATAAATGGAACTTACCGTAGACGGAAAGAAGTACAACGTCCTTGTTACAAGCCTTACCCGTAAATTTCAGGTGCTTGACGGCGAGAACGCAGAGCGAACGCTCAGCGGCGCAATGATTCGCGACATTATCGGTACGTTTTACAACTACGAGATTACGATTCTTCCCGCAATTGGCAAGTACGGCGACTACGATGCGCTGTACGAGGTTCTGAGTGCACCGCAGGACAGTCACAGAATTGTTGTTCCGTATGCACAGAGCACGCTTACGTTTAACGCATATGTTACTGCCGGACAAGACAATCTCATTCGCAAGAAACCCGGAGAAGCATACTGGACGGGGCTTTCCGTTCAGTTTATCGCAATGGCACCGCAAAGGACGTGACACATGAGGAATATCAAGAAAATTGTTTGCGGAAATTCCGCATTCACTGACGCGGAAATTGTGTCGGGAAATATATATCATGCTGCATCGCTGCCCTTGCAAGAGTTAGAAATAGACACGTTTGTGTTTTCTGTCCGTTCTGATTCATTAAAAGAAACTGACTTTTCGGTAGGAGAAAAAGTCCAGTTCTTTGAAAACGATGAGTTGATTGTAACCATGTATCTATCCCAGATTGAACGAGTTGCGACCAACAAATTTAATTTTTCGTGCATTAACGCCATTGGTATTTTGGATAATCAAAAGCATTTTGGCGGCATGTACAACGGAAATACATTTTCTGATGTATTAGCGGACGTGATGGGCGATGCGGGATATACTTTGGAATCCGCGCTTGGTAACATTGCAATCTATGGATGGCTTCCGATATCAACGCGACGAGACAATCTCAATCAACTGCTGTTTGCTGTGGGAGCAAATATAATTTCTGAAACCAACGGTACTCTCCGTGTGTTTGTCTTATCTTCTGACATTACGAATATTGCAGCGGATAGAGTGTTTCGAGGCGGCAGCGTTAAAGCTGTTAGCCCTGCAACCGAAATAGACGTAACCGAGCATGCCTATGCTGCGCTCACAACGGATGAACAAGTAACGCTCTTTACTGGATCAAGTTCAAACGGAGAACTTGTTACCTTTGACAACCCGATGCACGATTTGGCCGTAGATGGCACGTTCGAAATTATTGCATCTAATGCAAACTATGCAATTATTGGCGCAGGAGCGGGAACGCTTACAGGAAAAAAATATACACACACAGCGAAACTATACCGCCTACAAAATAATGCACGGAGCAATGCATCTGATTCGACTAAAACCGTAAAGGACGCAACCTTGGTAAACGCCATTAACTCGCCATCTATCGCAGAACGTTTGATGAATTACTATGGCTTAAAAACACAAGTTCAAAGCGATATCTTGTACGCGGGAGAAAGTGTGGGTCAAAAAATATCGTTTACAACTCCGTTTATGGAAGCCGATACAGGTTTTATAGAAGCCGTAGATGTTGCAATCAGTCAGATCATGCGAGCAACACTGCGTGTTGCTATTGGATTTCAACCAGTAAAGCCGGGAAACTATTACGAAAATGTTATCGTGATTTCTCAATCTACGACTTTTGCCGTCCCTGAAAATTGTAGCAAAATTCGTGTTGTTATGATTGGACATGGATCTAATGGCACGGATGGTAAATCGGGGCAGGATGCGCCGAGCGGCTCTTTTTATTCCGACCACCTTGCTTTAGGCGGCCACGGCGGTAGCGGCGGCGCTGCGGGAAGTGGCGGCAACGGAGGTGCAATTCTCGAAAGTACAGTTACGGTTTCACCCGGTCAGGAATTTGCGGTATCTATTTCAGATGAAGCATCAACGTTTGGTTCGCTTTCGTCTGTGGCTGGCGTAGAACAAGATTCCGGATTTATTGAGCTGTTTTCGGGAAACGTGTACGGCGCGAAAGGGCAAGATGGCTACGCTGGTGCGGACGGAGGCGACGGCGGCGGCTGGTTCAACGAAACCAATCCGGATACGGGCCAAAATGGGTACGAACACGAGGCTTATGCAGGCGGAAATGTTCTTGAATTTATGGGTGGTATAGGCGGCAAGTCGTTAGTTGAAGATCGTTCCAACCGTGGTTATGATGAGTTGGTTTCTCGTGGTTCCGGAGGCGGTGGCGCTGCTTATGGCGCAAACGGTTCTCCGGGTAACGATGGCAGCATTCGCGATCCGGGTGATAAATATGCCAGAGCAAGAATTGTGGTTGGCGGCGCAGGAGCAAACGCAAAGCCACCGACACAGCCAACTTTGTTTGGCTGCGGTGGCTATGGAGGTCACGGCGGTGGCGGTGGCGGTGGCTGGGGCGGCGCAGAAAAAGATTCGAGCGATAAAGCGAGCATTGGAGCAAAAGATAGCACCGTATACTGGAATCCCGCACGCGGAGGCACCGGTTCGGCTGGTTCTGCTGGCGTTGCAGGCTGCGTTATCATCTACTATTAACGGAAGGAGGTTGATTTTTTAATGGCAGATACCTATTACACAAGCCGCTACGGCGGTGAAGATATAGACAATGCGGTTGATAAAGTAAACGACCCCCCTGCCGGAAATAACGCGCTGAAAGCGGCTCTTGAAGCGCTGACGGCGCGTGTTGCGGCATTGGAGGGTGGCGGAACATGATTCTTTTCAACGATTGGAAATTAACATCAACTTGTGATTTCCTCGCTATGCAGTATGACAATCTCACAAGAAAATTGTCGGTACACGGTGATTTGCCCGCAGGATATGACTGGGATATGTTTGTAAGCGTCGGACCGTATTTTGACATCTTACGGCTTACTCCGGACGAAAACGGAGCGTCTATTGTTCTGACCGCCCAAATGCTTGCTATCTCCGGTGTATACACCATGCAGCTGCGCGGAACGCAAGGCGATAAGGTACAGCACACGAACAAAATCACGGTGTTTGTGCCGTCGAGTATGTCGGGAGACGCGCATTGGGCTGAGATTCCAAGCGAATTTACGGAGCTGGAAAAGCGTATGCAGCAGCTTGCAAACACTTATCCGACCGTAGGTGAAAACGGCAACTGGTTTATCGCTGGTGAAGATACTGGCGTTCCCGCCAAGGGCTTAACTCCGTTCATCGGAGACAACGGTAACTGGTGGATTGGCGAAGAAGATACCGGTGTACCTGCATCTGGCGGTGGGCATGGCAACGTGTTTTCAAATGATGTTTCCGCTATTCGCGTCTTGACCCGTGCAGAGTATGACGCAATCGAAAAGCACGATGAAACTGTGCTTTATCTGATAACGGGGTGACGGAATGTATATCGGAGACAAAAGCATTATCACGTATTTCTTAGGAAAGATGGGAATTTACGAGGCGTATTTGGGCGATGAATTGCTCTATCGCCGCAAGAGTTCCTACCTTTACCTTGAATTAAACACAAAAGGAGTGTAAAACATGGCATCTTTCTTTAATTTAACGCTGGATACGACCGCTCCTGCCGGTCTTACCCTCAAACTGAACAACGGTGCTGCTTATGCAACCAGCACGGCAGTAACGGCTACGATTGGTCTGACCGACAGCGTAACGACCGGCTACCAGATGAAGATTTGGGGCGTGGCAGGTGCAGCAACGGAAGCCGAAGCGGCATGGGCAACGTTTGTAAAGTCTAAGGCGATCACGCTGACCACTGGCGACGGCCAGAAAACCGTATCTATTAAGGTGCGAGACGACGTAGGCAACGAAACCGCTACTGTTACCGCGAAAATCACGTTGGATACCGCTGTTCCGGTTGTGACGATTACCGGCCCGGACAAGAGCAAGATTTCCAAGGTGGCAACCTTCAACGTATCGGCATTCTCGTTCTCTGCAAATGTAGACTTTACGGAATACAAGATCAAGGTTGTTCCGAGCGAATCCAGCCTTGAAAATGCGGGTACTCAGATTCCGACTACCAGTGGTTCCACCAACACCAGCGGCGCTGCGGGTGGATACAAGAAGGACACTGCAATCAACGTCACTATCAACGGCGCAGACCTCGAAACTGCATCTGCGGGCGACGGCGTGAAGATCGTCAAGGTGTTCGTCAAGAACGCTGCCGGTACTTGGAGCGTGGCGTAAATGGCAGCTCCAAATCTGACTTTTTCCATCACGGGAGAGAGGATTTCGGCGGTTTCTGGCTTCGACAAGGTGATTGTTGCGTTTCAGTCGGACATTCCGTATCAGGCATTCGAGTGCCGCGCTACGAAGTCCGGCGAGGAATGGGGCAGAGGGAGAGGGACGCTCATTGCGTCCTTCTCTCAGACCCCTGCCGCAACACAACGTCAGTTCGAGGTCTACGATGATTTCCTACTCTCTGGCGATGGCGAATATCGCATTTCCCTCTACGCACAGGGTATGGATGGCAGTTGGAACGACAACTGGGGCTTTATCCCGTCTGACAGCGACGAAACCATGCTTGACGCGGACGGAAATGAATTTCTTTGCATGAAGGAGTGATGGCATGGCTTATAATTCTTCGCATACCGGCGCACAGATTGATTCTGCGGTCGGTACGGTAATCGAAAAGGAATCTACATGGGACGGTAAGCAGAACAAGCTGACCCCCGGAACGGATTATGCAACACCGGCACAGGTTAATGCTCTCAAGGTCAAGGCGCACAAGGTTACTCTGACAGTTGCGGGTTGGAACAGCTCGACAAAACAGCAGACCGTATCCGTTGCTGACGTTGTGGCAAATGAGACCGCACAGCAGATCATCCCCATGCCTGCGGCGGCAAGCATGGGGGCGTACAACGGCGCGGGTATCCAGTGTACCGCACAGGCGGCAGGCAAACTGACGTTTACGGCGGATACCGTACCGACGGTGGCTATCGACGTGTATGTGACCATTACGCCGGTTAGCTTTTCGTGAGGTATCCAGATGATTTATAATTTGCCGAGGAAGAGCGCGAAGTTTGAGGAAACGTGGGTGCTGAAAAACCATTTTGTAGATAATTGTGCGCTGGCTAAAACAGACATAATGTTTACTTCTAATGGAAAATCTTTTTCTTCTATTACCTGCGGTGCTGACTTTATGGCACTGATGGGAGTTTTGTATGATTCAACCCAAGTTGCAGATTTGAATATTTCTATGGATAGCGGCTGGGATGTAATATGGAAAGGCGGTTATCAGACCGTCACATTCCTTGAGCCGCCGACTGGCGACCTGCTCAAATGGTTACAGGCAAACGCTGTGAAACAGTAAGGAGGACAATATGCACATCTTTAGCATACTAAAATATGGGGGGGCGGCTCATAACGCTGCTTCGTCGCATTGCACAAAAGGCGGTGCGGCATGATACTCAATCGGACTGCCGGAGGGCAGAAGAAGTACCACATATTAAATCAAAACGTACAGGTTTGGTTCAATTCGGAGTATGCAGAAGCAGGACAAATCGTCGGGATAGGGACCGACGACAAGTTCATGTTCGATTTTGGAGAAAGTTTTGTAAAAACCGCATCTGGGACAATGATTCCTATGGGGGAAGGCAAAGTACAGGGAATAACATTTCCAAATGGGAGACGCCATTATTGGTTTGTCATGCCTGCGGAGGATGTAACCATCTCGTAACGGAGGTGGCGGCATGATTCTTACTGGCAGAGTTGATGAGCCGAAAAAGGCAGAAAACCCTAAATGGGTCAAAGTAAAACTGGAGAGTGATTAAGCAGCGGCTGGGGCTGTAAAACATACGCGTAAAGAGAAAGAACGCGCAAGGGAGAATAAAATGAACAATGTAAACGAATTTAAAGCCGCTGTTGCGGCGGGCATTGCGGTGCTTACCGCGCTTTGGGGGTGGTTCGGCTGGCTGGTTGTGCTGTTTGTAGCAGCGATGGCGGTGGACTATCTAACCGGCACGGCGGCGGCTATGCAGAAGGGCAACTGGTCGAGCAAGGAAGCGAGAGACGGTATCTTTCACAAGGTCGGCTCTATCGTGGTTGTTGCGGTCGCAGGCGGCGCGGACTTGCTGATTGGCATGGTCGTAGACCATCTGCCGGGCGTGACACTGCCGTTTGAATACACGGTGCTGCTTTGTCCGCTGGTGGTAGTCTGGTACACGCTGACCGAACTCGGCTCTATCGTTGAAAATGCGGTATCGCTCGGTGCACCGTGCCCGGCATGGCTGAAAAAAGCACTTGCGGCGGCAAAGGACGCAGTGGACAAAATCGGAGATGATGAACAGTGAAAATCACTTACAAAGGCTGCAATCCCAGTAACTACCGCAAGGGCAGAGAGTTTCCCGTGCACTGGATTGTTCTGCATTTTACGGCGAACAACGGCGATACGGCACAGAATAACGCGGATTATTTCGCGCGTGAGGGCGGTTTGAACGCAAGCGCACATTATTTCGTGGATACGGAAAGAACCGTGCAGAGCGTAAAGGACAGCGACACGGCATGGCATTGCGGCAGGGAACGCGGCGGAAGCTATTACAACGACTGCCGGAACGCTAATTCTATTGGAATTGAAATGTGTAGCGTTATCCGCAACGGCGTGTACGTTATCCCGGAAGCTACCATGAAGCGTGCCGCAAAGCTGACCCGTGAGCTGATGGCAAAGTACCATGTACCGGTATCGCGCGTGTGCCGTCACTATGATGTGACGAGAAAAAATTGTCCCGAACCGTGGATTCGCAATCCTCAGTTGTGGGAGAAGTTCAAAACCATGCTGACAGAGAAAGAGGTTGAAGATATGACGGAAGCACAGACCCGCGCAATCGCAAAGCAGGAGATCAACAAAGCGGAAAGCGCAAAGAAAGTATACAACAGCGTTGCCGAATGCCCGGCGTGGGCGAAAGACACCGTGCAGAAGTTGGTGAACAAGGGCTTTTTGCAGGGCGACGATCAGGGCAAGCTGGCACTGACGACCGACCTGCTGCGCCTGCTGGTTATCAACGACCGTGCACACCTTTACGGCTAAGTTGCGGACGGACATAAAATATGGTATAATTCTATCAGGATTGAAAAAACGCATTGTTCCTGCGCTCCCCGAAGCCTTATGAACCTACATAGGGTATAGACGTAGAGGACGTGGGACGGTGTGTTTTTATAGGGTGCGAAGCGCGAAAGTGTGTCGCACCCGATTTTTTTATACAAGGGGAAAGATATGCGGTGACACCATAACGAGGGGATACCGCATGAAATTAACGGAATTTACAAGGCCGGAGGTGGAATACTTCCGGCGTGAGTGCAATTTTACACCAGAAGAACGCGCCGTGTTTGATCTGCGAACATCGGCGCGCTCTATTACTCAGATTTGCATGACGCTGCACATGAGCGAAAGCACGGTGCATCGTCGGTTGAACAGCATCAAATGCAAAATGCTGCGCGTGCTGTGACAGCAAGTTGACAGATTTGTGACAGGTTTTCACGCCCTGTAGACCTTATACTGAAAGTATAAGGAAGTGATCGCATGAGTTACGAACAGAGACTTGAACGCATGGGGTATGACCCTGAGTGCGCTCGTCGCATTGTAGCAGTTTACCGCAACGCAGGCAACACAGATTGCTTAGAGGAGTATATATCCTACAAAGAGGCGGTAAGTAAATCCATCAGCGAACACGTTACGGAGGTGCTGGGTTAATGGCATATCCTTATGGTTACACTGGCTACACGCCGCAGTATCAACAGCAGTACCCGCAACAGCCAATGCAGACACCAATGCAACAGCAGGTGCAATCTCCACAGCATATTGTTCGACCTGTGGCAAGCGTGGAGGAAGCACGCGCGGTACAGACGGACTTTTCCGGTGCGCTTACTATCATGCCGGACACGGCGCACGGCTATATCTACACAAAGCAGCTCAACCTTCAAACCGGCTGCGCGGATTTCGCGGCATACAGCCGGGTGCAGATGCAGGAAACAAATAAACCCTCGGAAACGGATTTGTCAATGTTCGTTCCGAGAAGCGAGTTTGACGAGCTGAAAGCACGGTTCAACACGCTGTGCGACAAGTTGGGAGGGAGCGAGGCATGATGAGCATAATTCAGCTGATGCAGCTGATGCAGCACGGCGGGAACCCGACGGTGCTTTTGCAGCAGATGACAGGCAACGCTCCGATGGTGAATCAGCTTATGCAGAGTATGCAGGGGAAAAGTCTGGATGCACTGCGGCAGATGGCGATGAACATCGCCAAAGAACGGGGAATCGACCTCGGCGAGTTTGCACAGCAATTCGGCATGAAGATCAAGTAAATATCCATTTTCAGTTTTGACGGAATCTTGACGAAAATCCGGCGTGAATTTGTCATGTTCGGAAAGCGTACGGTTCCGATCAAATATAACTGAAAAGGAGAATATAACATGGATAACGATTTTGCAACCGGCTATGCTCTTGGCAGTGACAGCGGCAACAACTCCGGCAACGGTATGTGGGGCGGCGATGGCTCTTGGATTTTCGCATTTCTGATTATTGCACTGATTTTCGGCGGCAACGGCTGGGGCTGGGGCAACAACGGCGGCAACGGTGCGAACGGCGCAGGGTATCAGGGCGCGGTTACTCGCTCCGATCTGTGCAGTGAGTTCAACTTCAACAACCTGTCCCGTTCCGTTCTCGGCATTCAGGACGGATTGTGCAACGGCTTTTACAGTATGAACAACGGAATGCTTACCGGCTTCAACACGCTCGGCAGCGCGGTTTCTAACGGCTTCCACGGTGTAGACAACGCAATTTGTCAGCTCGGCTACCAGAACGCACAGCTTATCAACGGCGTAAACCAGAACATGAACACTGGCTTTAACGGCGTAACTGCTGGCCTTACCGCACTGGGTACGCAGATGGCTTCCTGCTGCTGCGACACGCAGCGTCAGATCGAGCGCGGTTTCTGCGACACCAACTATAATGCCGCAACCAATGCGCGTGACATTATCCAGACTGCGCACAACGACACCGACCGCATTATTGCACGCCTCGACCAGATGGAAACTGCGCGTCAGGCAGAGAAGATCGCGGCGCTCCAGACGGAGAACCAGACCCTCAAGTTCGCTGCTTCTCAGGAAGCACAGAACAATTATCTGGTAAACGCTCTGCGTCCGGCACCCGTTCCGGCGTTTCCCGTTCCGGCACCTTACCAGTTTTCCGGCTGCGGCTGCAACACCTGCTGCGGCATGTGAGAGATACGTTCAGCCGGGGGGCATTCCCCCGGCTTTGATAGGAGGTTTTGATTATGGCTTGCAAGCCTGTACAAAAACTGTGTCCGAACCTGCGTATCTCACAGAGCGTGACTTACGCAAGCGGCGTGCTGACGGTGAACATTCCGGCGGGAGATTACCAGAACGGCTGCGTATACGGAATCGTAATCGCTCAGAACATTCCGAGCACAACGATCATCGGCGCACCGGTAGTAATCACAATCGGCGACGGAACGGTAACGTATCCGCTGCTGAAATGCAACGGCGCACAGGCGACAGTGTTTAATCTGGACACCCGTCACAAATACCTGTGTCGCGTTGTCACTTCGTCCAGCGGCGGCAGTTTCCGAATGCTCGGTAATTCCTGCTGCTCTCATTCTGACGCGCTGCGGTCTATTAACGGCACAGCGCCGACGGTGTAAGGGGGTATCATCATGAAACGAGGAACCCGAATGCTGTTGATGCAGCACACCCGCCGAGAGAATGCTTCGCCGGAGGAATGGAGAATCCGCAAGACGTACCCCGAAAATCGCCAGCATTACGGCGTGCGGTATCGTTACAATCATATTGAGCCTTACGGTTACTATGACGAGCGTATTCACGGCGGCGAACCGGAGATGCGGAATTATCGCCGTTATTCTGACGGACGCTTTGCACCCAAAAGCAGCATGGAATATCCGGAGTATGACGAGTACCCCGATTACGAGGACGAGATGCGCCCTATTGGCTTTCGTGACGATGATGCTTACATGGGGGATACTTCTTATGTAGGTGACAAGACGCACGGTTCTGAGCGCACTATGGGCTATGCTTCCAGTACGCACACCGGACGTATGACTAAGGACATGGCGGACGAATGGCTGCACAACATGCAGAACGCTGATGGCACGACCGGCCCGCACTGGACGTTTGAACAGTGCAAGCAGGTAATGCAGCAGCACAACTTGAATTACGACCCGGTAGAATTCTGGGTGGCAATGAACGCTGTATACTCCGACTTTGGCAAGGTCAACGAGAAACACGGCATCCGCAACATTGATTACTATGTTGACGCTGCTTGTGCGTTCTGGCTCGAAGACAAGGACGCAGTAAAAAATAAGGAAACGGCATACTATCTCTATGTTGTGAAGCATTGAATGAAGGGAGGGCAAATGTCCTCCCTTTATTGCGGTGTTGAAGTCCCGCGCTATCTGTGGTACAATGTATAGGTCAAGTGGGACTAAACATGGGACTAAAATTTTTGAAATGTCAAAAGTTCAGACATACTGTGGGGTTTCGAAATTTCACCTCGTCCTTGGTAAGGATGAGGTCACCAGTTCAAATCTGGTTAGCAGCTCCATATTAAAAAGCCTTGTTTCTTTGGTAAATCCATTGAAACAAGGCTTTTTTGTTATTTTATACGGCTTTGAGCACTGCTGCACGAAGTTCTTGCAGTTCTCGCATAATGTCAGCCATAGGCGTTTTTTGCACTTCGCTGATGGGACTAAATGTGGGACTGAACAAGGCGGCTAATTGCTCACCTGCACGCTCAATCATATCCTCGCCGGTGTGAGTGTAAATCTTGGCGGTGATCTCTATAGATGCGTGTCCCATGAGTTTACTTGCGACGTTGAGCGGTACGCCCGCACGCTCTAAATCCGTGCAGAACGTGTGGCGCAGATCGTAGGGAACGATAGGCGGCATCTGCTCGGCAATGGGTGAGATTTTTCCCGCCGCGATCAACTCACGTTCGGTATCATCCATAGCGGCGCGGAAACCCTGCCACATGGCACGCATGGACTTATCATCGTACAAGTGCCCGTTACGCGGAAAAACCAATTCACCGAACGAACCGGCTTTCGGCAGGACTGCGGCAAGCTGGGGGATGATCGGGATTTTGCGAACGCCTGCGTCTGACTTGGGGTATTTCTCGGCGCGGGTGTCCCGGTCGTATGCCTTGTCAACAGTAATCATACCGCCTGTAATATCGGCGTATGTCAGCACAAGGCTTTCCGCCGGACGCAAGCCACTATACAGCAGAGTAAGCACCCACGTTCCCGCAGGATGCGTCTTTGCAGTTTCCAGTAAAATAACACGTTCTCGATCTGTAATGCTCCTGTGGCTCTTCTGCTTGCCAGTACGGGGCATCTTCAAATCTTCCGCAGGATTATTGACGCACAAGCCGTTCTGCTTGGCTGCGCGGAACATCTGCTCGATTGCCTGCTGCACCTTCTTTACGGTGTCCGGCGCACGTCCTTCCGCAGAGTTAAGCGCTTCCTGACAGTTCAGCGGACGCACTTTGCTGACTGGGATATCCCCAATGTAGGGATAGACGTAGTTCACAAGTCGTCCCTCAATCAGCCTGCGCGTGGATTCCTTCACGCCGGACTTGTAGGTTTCTACCCAGCGTTTTCCCCATTCCTTTACGGTAACACCGGCTTCAATGAGTTTACTTCCGGATTCGATTTCTGCGCGTTTTGCCCTGATTTTCTCGTTGAGTTCCTTTTCGGTTTTTGCTCTCAGGTCGTAATGCTTTCCCATATACGTTCCGGTCTCACGGACAAAGCCGCGAGGGTCTTTTTTTCGACGTGGCATTGCATTTTCCTCCTATTTTCGATATAATAAGAGGGTAGAATTCCGTTGCACAAGATTTCTACCCCCGTATAACGTCCACCGGTTGCCGCCGGTGGGCGTTTTTTATGCCCAAAATTGTTTTCCGCATTTCAAACAAGTGACGCGGACTTTTTTCGCGCCCTTGTTTCCGGCTACGGCGCCGATCAATCCCAGCCCCAGCGGCGCGGTCACGGCTGCGCCTACCACGGCCTTGCCGATGCCGAATCCCTTCTTATGCGCAGAAAGGGAAGTGGAGCCGCAACGCGGACAACGCGCTTGTGCGTTCATTTCTTTTTGCTGTAGTTTGTTCGCCTTTTTCAGTTCGGAAAGCTGCGCCTTTTGCAATTTAACCGAAGGGTCGTTCACTGCTTGCACTTTTATGATCTTCTCAATCGGTGCTTCAATCTGACGCTTCATGCGGATTGCATCCAGCATGCCGTATTCCTTCGGCTTTACGTTATCCTCGATATAGTCTAACGCTTTACCGATAGTGACAGAATCGTAATCGGTGCATTTGCGGAAGAATGCAGACATGCCGGTTCTGTCCTTGTAAACGCCGTAGATCGTGGAGAGGTCGATTAAATCGCCCTCTTTATCGTAATACTCGTGCGTTTCTTTTGGGGCAACGGTTTGTGCAGGTAGTTGTTCACCAGCCTTTGTTCCGCAGTTCGGGCAAAAATTTCCCTCGAATTCCGTGCCACAATTCGTGCAAAACATAATTCCACTTCCCTTTTATTTCTTATACTTCGGATTTCCGAGCATGATTTCAAGGAAATCCAATGCTTTTTCCTGCCCGTCCTCGGTAAGCTGATTGAATATTGTCGTCAGCCGAGATTGACGGGCGATTTTTTGTGTCTCATCATACTGCGCGAGATCGTGCAGCATGAATTCGATTGAGTGTTGCATACGCTCTAAGCCTTTTAGATTGGCTTCGAGCCATGCCTACTGTGTCATGGGCTTTGAAAATACTTTCGCACATTTTTGTGCGAAACGCTGTCCGGTTTAACTGAGCCCCTAAATCAGGGACTCATAACCGAGGGGTGTCAGTTCAACTTATACCCTTACCCTTTTGCTCAAAATTGAGCAAAACCCCATCACCGAACCCAGACAATTTTGACCGGGTTGCAGTTACGGACATTTTTACTCGAAAGTACCGTAGCTTAAACCGACGGTATTCCGTCGCAAATCGCGACGCTATTCGATGGGGAGTAGCGAAACGCGACACCCTTTTATTTCGCGTATCACTTCCACGGCAGAATAAACGGTTTTATAATCCGTCCTCCGTGGTAGTTTGGTTCCGGGTCTATTGGTTCTTCAATCGCTATTGTAGTATCTGGAATCGTAAAACCGAGACCGCTTAGTTCCTCTACCAGCTTTTGATATTTGGCGGAGTTCTGATTTTTTATACGAGTGAATCCGCTGAGAGATTTAGGACATAGGTCAGGAAGAAGATACCTTACACGGTAATATATACTGTGGTTTAACCTACGCTCTTTGTCGTGACGAATCCTGCGCTGCAATTCGTTGTATACTTCGATCTCGTCTTCGTCTCGATCATCAACAAACGGCCTCCAGCTTGTGTGAAGCATAGGCTGTTCTTCGCCTTTATAATAAATCCTATCTTGGTTTCTGTCGTCGAAAAAGACTATAGGGAATCGAACGAACGCGCCGTCTGGCTCTACATATCCGGTCTTTAGAATGAATTTCGGGAGCTTAGGGAAACGCCAATCATTTCCGTGCATGGTATACACACGCCCTTGATATTTGGCAGACACTGCACTTCTTCCGTTTTCCCATGGAATCAAAACAAGATCTGTGCCCATGGCCAGACAGTTGATTTTTACCTCATTGTAGATGCGGGTTCTGAGTGTAGCGCCAACCGAGATTTTATTTGAGTTTTCCTCGATTTTATGCTGCCACTCTAAGGCTTTGGAAAATCTTCCGATTTCCTCGTACCATTGCACGACGCGGTAGAAATCGTTTTCACTCCAACCGATGGGCGATTCAAACATGATTTCGGTTGCTTTCTCTATACATGCAAGTGCTAAGTCGTACTTTTCAATTTTCCACAGCCTGCTTGCATGCATCCTTAGAACATATTCCAACGAACCGGTGACACCTAAATCATCGTGCACCGATATTGAATTGTCAAAAGTAGGAACTGGAATAGATTCAATGGACGAAATAGATGTTAAATCATGCGCTTCACCATCTACGGATATTCTTTCTGCATCGTAGATAATATCTCGATTGTCATAAAGAGCACCAGCAGGTTTGGGAAAGATGAATGATATACGTCCATTGTAAAAGCAAACCTCGTAACTCATTTTGACACTCTCCCGTGTTGCATAAGTCCTGTTTATTGGACTTTACTTGTGATCTAAAAACTCGTCCTTGAATCGAACAAGTGTTCGATTTATAATATTGTCATAACTTGACGGACGGTTTTGCTTGATATTGCCTTATATTGGTAATACCATAATATCAAGAAGTATCAAGAGAGGCAGGAAACCAACATGGAAAATCAGTATCCCAATTATCAGGCACTCGCGGTCTATCTCAATACTTTTGATAATCCGCAGCGGTTACTGCGTGCTTTTGTCGCTGTCAGCCGATCGTGCATCGCGGCTGGCAAACCAGTTTGCGATAGCTGCAAAGATGGATTGAAGGAACCGTAAATCCTCATCCGTCAAATCCTGTCCAGCAGGCGCCAATCCTGCTGATACAAAGGTTTGCATGATCTGTTCTGCAGTTACTTCCCCTGTTTCGGCTTTGGCCGGGGCAGGGGCTTTTTCTTTTTCTGGTCGATGCCCGTGAGGGTCATTCGAAAGACCGAGCAAGTAATCTGCGGTGCAACCGAAATAATTGCATAGTGCAGTTACAGTGTCGGAACCGGGTTCTCTGGTTCCGGTTTCGTACCCGTAATAGGTTGTGTACTTTATTCCAATGCTTTCTGCGAACTTTCGCGCACTCATTCCGGTTCCTTCGCGCAATTCTTTTATTCGGTCAAATATCATTTCATCACTCCTCTCTGCTTGCCTATATTATATATCTGCTGCGCGCGCACTGTCAATAAGAAATATTCGCAAAATGAGTAAATTATTTTCCGCAAACCGCTTGACATATTCGCGGAATGAGAATATACTATAACCATGATGTTCGCAAAATGCGAATACAGGAGGTGAGAAAAATGAAATTCCCAAACATTGAAGCGGAGCGAGGTCGTAAAGGCTGGACTAAAGAAGAGCTTGTTAAGCAGATCAATATCAGCAGAAAGACCTACGCGAATTGGCAGGACGGCCGGACGGATGTTCCGTGTTCGCAACTTGTGGCGCTTGCGCAGCTGTTCAATTGCTCTGTTGATTACCTGCTGGGTATCGACCGCCACGACAACGAGAGCGCATAAGCGGAGGTAAGAAGGACATGGGAAAATTCCGAAATGTCAAGATCAGCTACCGCGACGGGAAGTGTCAAGAGCTGTCGGTTGACGGCGTAGATATGCGGTATGGCTGCATGGGCTACAAACTGGAGCACAAGGGAGGTCAAATGCCTTTGCTGACACTTGAAGTAAAGTGCGGCAGCGTACAGTACAACGGTGACGATGAAAGCGGAGAACCGCGACTGATCGTTCAGCCGCGGCCGGACTTCGGCTCTACGGAATGAGGTGAGAGCGTGGCACTAAAGATTATCGCCCTTTGCCTGTCGGCTTTTTCGCTTGGTTGGTGCTCGTGCAGCGTGGTCTATCAGATCATGTTAATGCGTAGCGAGGAGAGCAAGCAATCCGACAACAAAACCGGCAATTCCAAATAGGACGCCGATAAGCGCAACCGTTAAATTGATACGGTTCCATTTCAGCGTGAATTTATGTTCTTTTTCGTCTGATTCTTCACGCAAGCGGCGTTCTTCGTCCATCTGATTTTGGATGGATTCGCGGAACTCCAATTCGGCTTCCTGCTCAATGTTTTTGAGTTGAGGACCTAATGGTAAACGCATGACAGCACCTCCTTTCTCGGTCATTATAACACGCCGAGAGAGGACACACAACGGAGGTGAACACCGATGTATATTCCACCTTTTGTTGCCGGAGTGCTGGCAACACTGGGCGTAGAAATGGCGCTGCTTATTGTGTGTGCAATGCTGCGTTGCGGCAACGATGATGATGAGAGATAACACACCATCAACACACTAAGCAACAGACTAATAACAAACCATCAACACACCAATAACACACAGAAAGCGGAGGGTTGAACGAATGACAGCAACGGAATTAAGCAACCGCAGGCGCACGGTTGAAGGCCGTTTACGCACGTTCGCAGGGTGCGAATATATTACTACAAAACAGTTAAAAGACTGGTTTGGCGTTAGTTATCGTACCGTGCAGAGGTATTTAGATGGTGTTCCGCGTTTAACTGGCGGTCGCTATCATGTGGCCGATGTGGCTAACCGATTGGTGCAGGCGGAAGCGTCTGCGTAACACTCCAACAACAGACCATCAACACACAGATAACACACAATCAACAAACCGATAACACACAGACAACACACAGAGGCTTAAGAAAGAAAGTAACAAAGAAAGAAAAGAAGTATATATATATTCTCCCTACGGTCGAATATATATTAATTTAACTTTCTAAGAAAGAAAGAAAAGAATAACCCTCTCACTACGTTCGAGGGTTACAAGAAACCGCGAAAGGGGATTGAAACCAATGACCTACAAACGCTGTGGCTGGCTTGCAGGAATGTGTTTTCTCGGTGTCCTGCTCTCTGGTGGCATGACTGAGAATGGCCGCATTGACCTGTTCAGCGGTGCGGCTATCATGCTGGCGCTGCTGGCAGTCGGATTTGTAGCCGCAAGGGCAAGCGTGTTTCTTGCGGCCTATGAGCACCGGCAGAGATATCGCGGTCGTTATCGCTGAGGGGAGAAAACAGGATATGACGGAAGCAAGACGCAAGACGCTGAAAGTCAAAGACATGCAGCGCCGGGTTATCGGCAAGGCGATGCACGCGGCTAAGTACGGCCTGCATATGCGCGAGAGCGCAAAGACGATCAGCATGAGAACGGAGGAACGAAAATGACAAAGCACGAATATTTCCGACAGTTTAGCTTGCCGGACTGGGACAAGCGAGAAGTCCCGCAGGGGTTAGGCTGGTACTTCACCCAGTACAACCCGGAAACCTGCGAGGGCGAGGGATGGTTCGGCGTCGAGGACAAGCCGGAGTATTCTTTCGAGGACAAAATCTTCGAGGGCGATGACGGCGAGCCGGTTCTCATGAGCCGTACTTGCGGCATCGGTGATGGTTGTTTCTGGACGGAGTGGAGGTGATGACATGATTGTAAAAATCAATGGCTCGGTGTTTGATACCGAGAGAGTGATGCGGTTTGCACCGCGACGCAAAGGCGGACTGGACTTTCGACCGGAGGACGTTTGCACACTGGCTGAACTGGAACAGCGCTGCGAGAAGATGGCAAAGCTGCCGCCTACACAGCAGATTAAGACCGTAGA